AATGACCGCGCTGCTCGATCCCGCTATCCTGGGCCTGGTGCTGGTCGCCATTGCCTACTTGAAGCCTCGCATAACACCCATTCTCACCCGTCCGCAGGTAGAAACCGGGAACGGAATCTAGCACGCCTGACGGACGCCCGCCAAACATCCCACACAAAATAAGACCCGCGCCCAAAACATCGAGCGCGGGTTCCTGCTTGAGAGGAGGAAGGTTCCAACGATGATTCAATGTAGCATGATTTGGTCGGGATCGCGAGTCTCCCTGGTCGCATAGCAACGCTGTTACTCGCATTATGACGGCCCCATGGCCGCTGTCCTTTAGGGCGTTTGAACGATTTCCCGATATGGTCTAGGTGGAGAGATTTGAACTCCCGACCCCTCCGTCCCAAGCGGAGTGCGCTGCCAGACTGCGCCACACCTAGACAAGTGAATGTCTTAGCGGCACGGTCGAGTTGGAGTCGAGAAGCGCATACAGGAATAGTGTAGCACGCTTACCGGCTCACGCCCAGCAGTATCCTCTTCGCCGCGACATTCTTGCAGCGGTCCAGTTGGTCAAGCAACGTATCCGGCAATTTCTCGTGGGTAGACATACATGGCGTGAGTCCGAACTGCGCTGCAACTTTCTTGCGCCGTGAATTCTTACGCCTGCCGCTTTGCCGATGCGGGACGATCAATCGCTGGTAGCTCATTTCTTCTTCGCATCCTTCTCTCGGTTCAACTGCTCGCGGATCAGCCGCGCCTGCTTGTACGGATCGTGCGGGATGGGTGTTGGCTTGGGTCTCACGCGCTCACCGGGAATTGCTTGATGTTGAGATCGTCTGGAAGATCATGGCCCTTGCTCGGACCGAAGACGCTCCCCATCTGCTTCATAAAGAACGCCACTCCTGCCGACGCGCATTGATCGCGCAAGTTCCGCGCCCACTCTGGTTTCATTATGCGAGCCTGAGCGCCGCTCTCGCCGCCACAAATCACCCAATCAATCTTCCCGAGCTCAGGCCATGCATTTTCATTAAAAGCAGATAACCAGCCATCCATTCCTGGCCTGTATTTCAAGTTGTCGAGATTGATAGGCCCGATAAGTGGTTCACATGAGAGAAATCGAACGGCAGCATCAACCTGGAGTATTTCTGGTATGCGCTCCTCTGCGGTCTGATGGTTCTCCGTAGTCGTACCAAGCCAACAATGCGTCAATTCAAAGAATCCTAAATTAAGTCCGTCTTCACACATAACCGGCGTGATACGCATAGGACGTTTTGTAAGCAATTGCCAATCTAGCGCATCGCACGTATCGCCAATCAGCTTCCATAAATCTCGCCGCGTTTCAATAGGAGCTTCAAAATCGAAGATATCCGCTAGGCTCGCGCAAAACACTTTATCGCGTCGTCCAACTGCTCGCGCTTTCTTAGCCCACCGTATCGGCTCTTTCCAGTTGGCCGCAGATGTGCGACGGCGCTCCGTTCCTGGCCCCCACTTGCGCCCCATGCGCGTTGTGACAAGCTGCTCGGCGTAGCAATTGCGGCAACCCTCAGAAACCCGCGTACAGCCAATCCACGGGTTGAATGTGTGATCTGTCCATGCAATACCTGTTACTTCTCCCATTGTCAGCCTCCTAGCCGATATTCGTATGCGCGGGAACCTTCCCGGATGCGCTTCTGGATTACATGACCGCCGTACTGCGGCTTCCTGAGATCGCGAGTACGTGCTGTCACGCTAGAGTCGCTAATGCGCACATTTCAATCCCTTTCTGCTTGCCAGTTGCGCGAAGAGGGAGCTTCTCTCGCTTCGTCGTATCGGTCCTTGAACTCTCCCCATTTTTGAGCGCTGATCCCGAACGAGCGTAAATCCTGTAATTCTCGCATCTTGCCAAGAAAACAAAAGTCTTCGCCCGTGTACTGCTTTTCCTGCCTGCTACGGTGAAGCATGAGAATGACTTGCGCGGCCTGCTCAAATGCGCTGGAGCCGAGAATATCTTCCACGTCCGGATAGCGATTGAGATCCATCGGAGGGGCGCGGCGAATCTGGGCAAGCGCAACCATGCGGCAATAGTCGCGGGCAATGTGGCGCAAGGTTTCCGCTTGTTTGGGAGCTGCGTCGATGATGTTCCGCGCGCGGGGGACCAATAAAAGCTGAGCGTAATCCACAATCATCAGATCAGCTTTCCAACGCTTAGCCGCCAGGACGGCCCGCGAGCGAAAGTCTGTAACCGTCAATTCGTGCGTATCATCGATGCAGATCGGAAGATCGGCTAGTTCTTCCTGCGCAAACCGTACCGCCTGTCGCTGGTCTGGAGTCAAGCAGCGCGGGTCACGCATTGCCGAGACCGGAATACCCGCCATGAGTCGCCACAGCCGCCGGTGTAATTGCTGGGTTCGCATCTCAAGGCTTTGGAAATGAACTCGAAGACCGCGCCGTGCATTCTTGAGGGCTATCTGGAGACCTGCTTCTGTCTTCCCTGAACTTGGACGGCCAGCAAGGATACAAAGCTCTTCCCCCATCAGTCCAGCCGTCACACGGTCAATTTCCGGCGTAAGCAGATGTGCCCCTAGAATCTCCCCGGAAGGTGAATCGGCATCTTTCTCAAACTGATTGGCCGCGTCCACAATCGTTTCTGAGACCATCTTCCCGCCGGCATTCACCCGCGCCCCGGCATTTAGAATTTGCTCACTCATCCCCGCCGCTATTTGTTCCGCTGTTTCCATTCCATCAGCGGCGCGGGATATTGCCTCATTGGAGATGATCATTAGGCGGCGCGCAAGAGCCTTATCCCGAACAATACGTAGATATTCGCGGATCACTGGGCGGCGTGGCAACCCCTCGGTGAGCGACGCCAGGTAAGCCATGCCGCCGATAGTGTCCCGCTCTTTGTTGCGGTCTAATTCATAGGCGAGCGTCTGAATATCTATCGTGTGGCTTGTATCGGCAAGGTCCATCATGCGGAGAAAGATGCGCCGATGTGAGTCTAGCGAGAAATCATCGGCCTTAATCCCAACCTCTTGGACCTCATAGAAAGCCATATTATCGAGTAGGATAGCGCCGAGCAACGTTCTCTCTGCGTCCACATTCGCAGGCAATCCGGTATCGAAAGTTAGATCAGTCATTATTCCCCCGGCCTACTGAGAATCTTGGGTTTGGGCTGGGCGTTGGGTTTGAAAAGAGAGCCGTTGCCGTTGCTATTTTGTTTTATAGGGAAAAGCCCCGTATATCCCCGGAGAATGGATTGATTTATTACCCCTACTGGAGATTCTCCGGTTTGGCGAAGTTTTTCCAGTTCAGCAACTGCCAATCGGAGAGCATGAGGGGTGTTTACAGCTCTCTTCTTTTTCCGAACATCCAACCAGTCTTCCCAGACGGGTATCGGAATCCAATCGGGCAAAACAAACGCCTCTGGCGCTTCCCCCTCCTTGATCCCTTCCCTTCCCTTCCCTTCCCTTCCTACGGAAACTTTCGCGAGGACTCGCGAGGATTCGTCGAATGGCGGTAATTTAGATATGCTTGGACGATCTATCTTTTGATGATTCAACCAGTTAAGCACTTCTAGGTATGTGTGACTATCCACAACATAGCGCCGGATATGATCTGAGTCCTCCAATTCTTTCAACCACCCCTCCATGAGCTTTCCCGCGTCTGCATCGTAGGGATAAAGAAGGCTCGCGAGCATTCGCGAGTTTCCGCGAGTCCTGCCTTCATCGTCTACAAGTGTCCAAAGTTGGATGAACAAAAGACGCGCATCACGGGTAAGCGCACCGATAGATTCTGATTGCGGAAATTCAGGCTTGATACAGCGAATTCTTCCCACTCGTTCCCCTCTCATCCTGGGCGGCATTGGAGGGGTTGGATGAGAACCCCTCCATAGCCTAGCCGCGAGGAGCTACCTCACGGTTGAATCCACGCCGGGAGCGCGGTAATCTTCATTGTACGCCGCCCCGCGTGCTGGCGCAAGAGGCTAGGCATCAAGTATTTTTACGCCGGAGCCGTCGCCGGAGCCGTCGCCGTCGCCGTAGCCGTAGCCGGAGCCGTTGCCGTTGCCGTCGCCGGAGCCGTCGCCGTAGCCGTAGCCGTTGCCGTTGCCGTTGCCGGAGCCGTAGCCGTCGCCGGAGCCGGAGCCGTCGCCGTCGCCGGAGCCGTAGCCGTCGCCGGAGCCGTAGCCGTAGCCGTTGCCGGAGCCGTAGCCGTTGCCGTCGCCGTCGCCGTAGCCGTAGCCTTCTCTAATAGTCACTTGGTCCATACCGGCACACTTTCAATGTTCTTCTTGGCAACCGGAAGAACAGGTATAACCTCGATTGCATCAAGGATCAGTATGCGTGTGACAGGCGCGGGAAATTTGCAGTCTTGGGGGCGACTAGTACCGCGCTGCGCCAACTCGGAGATTGACGCGGCACCATTCCAATACCAGATACGCCGCGCTCCGGTGAGTTCAACTTCACGACTCTTGCGAGACACAAGCGTACCGGCAAATACTCCGCTCCGGTCGCCACGGACGATAACATATTTTCCTTTTACGATTGGCACAATGTTCCTTTTCTGCCTTTCGGCGGTTGTGCGCTACAGCGCGTCCTGGTCCTGGTGCAGATTCACGGCGGCGAGTGCTTTGTCGTACTCGATTCGGGCCTCAACCAGCTTCGCGCGTTTGGCGTGGAACTTCTCGACTAGCCGAAGATGTTGCTTCTCCCATGCGTCTGAGGCTACAGGCACGGTTGACGGGGCCGTGGCGGGCGGTGTGGGCTTCTCTGGTACGCTGCGCTTTGTTCCCTTGTCTGAGCGCGGCTTGCGGCCTGTGGGGGACGGTGTAGGTTCCGGCTGTATGGCGATGGGCGGATTGTGAGAGAGGTCTAAGCTGGCGATGTGCGCCTGCCGCTGGTTCCACTGATCCTCTGTGATTCCGAGTTGTACCCATGGTTCGTCTGGTTTCGTCATTGTGCTGCCTTTCTGCGCTTCGAGCGCGAGTTGGGTTAGGTGGTAGGCTGCGAGTTGGCGGGGGCCGGAAGTCACGATGTACTTTCTGTGGGTTGTGGTGCGGTGTGGGTGCGCCCCAGTACCGTTCCAGCAGGGCGCGGCGGTTGCGGGTTAGGTCAAGCCCTCGAAATACTCGGCGGGCAGGTAGCCGTCCGCTTCAGCGTGCGCCACATCTTCTGTCTGTGCGGCCATCTCAGGGCAGATGCTTTTGATTCGCGCAACTGTCGCGTCCAGATCCACTAGGAATCGGGCAGTTGCTTCGCGCATCTTAGCGATCTGCGGTTCACACTCAGAGCGGTTGAGACGGATGGTAATTTGAGCATAGCGGAGCTGCAACTGCCGAAGATCATTCCCGGCGGTAGAGGCTTCGTCGATCTTCTGCTTGTTTTTAGTCATTCCGCCGTCACGGCTGATAAAGTCAATCCACTCAAGATCGGGGTCTACCATGAACGCAAACCAAAGCTGGGGTTGATTGTCTTCTGGTATGCCGCCGATTCCTTGCGCGATAAGGTCCAGAGTTTGAAGGTGCGTCGTGGTCAATGGTCCCTTGGCCTCAATCGCACCATGCTCACCCACTAAACCGTCCGGTGACCATGCGGTACGTTCATCATCACCGATGACAATTCCGACAGTCTCAACCATGACCTTTTCTTCAAGTTCGTAGGCTGTACGCGCCAAAGGTTCGGCAGCAGTCCCGGCCAGCATGGGAGCGGAAACATAATTATCCTGTACCGCGAAGCCGGATAAAATCTCGCCGACTTTCTCCAGCCGGTATGTGCGGCGCTTGGAACCCTCGAATCCCTTTTGCGTGAAGTCGAGGATCGCGGATGCACGCGAGGCGGATACGCGCCCCAAGTGCTCTTGGAACCAATCATCGGTCCCTTGCACGATGTGTCGTAGAATCTGCATATTCCCTCTCAGTGTTTGATGGTTATTGCGCGGGCCGTTCCGCTCCCTGCCAGCTTCCGTTACCTATTTTGGCTACGGCCTCCTAGTTGGCCGGTCAATCGCTGCTGGCACCTTGATTGCCGAAGGTTCCCCGTCTATCCGTGAGTGTTCAGAGCCTGTCGCCAGGTTGTCGGAGTCACCCGCGCAAATTTAATAACTGACGGTTACGTGCGGTACACGTCCCTGCTCAATGCTGGGCGCGGTGGTTTCCGGCGGGAAGATGGTGTTTTGTGCCGGGGCTGATGTTTCTTTCGTGATCCGCATTACTTTCTCCCTTCAAATTCTTTGAGGCGCTTGTCGCGCGATGCGATGAACTTTTTTTGCGCGGCCATGTCGCCAACCTTGACAGCCGCCTCCATTGAGCCGAAGTACAGTTTTGCAATGGCCTCTCTCGATGAACACTTCTCAATTTCATCGCAGCGCCCATCAATCTCTGCCGAGTCCATTCCGCCAGCGGGAACTTCTTCATCCTTCTCTTCGATACGCAGATTGAACACCATGTTTTTAAGATACCTCTTGCCTTTGGTCACAGCCGCGCAAGCAGCATCCGTTATATTCATCACGCCGCCACCCTTTGCGCCTAGACCACTAAGCGGCAAGGGAAGGCTGTAGCGATGAACATAGGCGCTTCCATTGATAGAGCAATCGCATACCAGTTTTAGTATTTCAGGGCTTCCAGAATCTTCGCTATCAAAAGAGAAGATAAAGTTTTCCTCTCGGCAAGCCGCCAGAATAGCGCGGTCAACTGCCTTTGAAGAGGCATACTTTCCTTTACCTACTACAGAAGCATCTTTGACGACGACGCCTAACTTCGATTGGATGCGAAGCAAAGCAGAGTTGTACGCTTCCCTGTCTTCATAATCGCGCTGCTTCGCCATTTGCTCAAGGATGCGATCTGCGACAGCCAGCGCCTCAGCGCCGCTGCTCTCCATAGCCTTTTGGAATGCCAATTGAATCATCTGCCCAGGCATCATCGGCGTAATCACTTGCACCGGCACATTCGCCAGCGCCGTACCCGGCTGCTCAAATAGTTCGCTCAAGATTCCTCCTCTGGTGCGTGTACGCCGCTTGGGTCCATATCCCAATCCTCGTTGTATGGCGAGTTCGCGCTGGTTTGATTGATTGAGTCGTAGTAGTCGCGCTGGCTGTCTTCGTTGGGGATGCTCATTGTGCGGCCTCGGCGAGTTCCGCTTCCCGATGTTCCTTCGCTGATGCGATTACAGCTTCGGCGCAAATCTCCACCAGAGCCTCAACCGCGCCGTCAGGCTTGTTTTCCCAATGGATGTACTTCTTGATCTTGTCGATGTTCTTCTGTGTCAGCATGGCGTATTTCCCTTTCTGTTTACGTAGCCTATACCTGTCGGGGGAGTTTGTCAAGCAACTATTTTCTTGACAGCGCAAAGATTATCTGAAACACTTCAAACATGAAGAAAGAGCGCAGGTCGTACACGTACCTGGAAGCTGCCTCCACCATAGATAAATGGGTGAAGGCCAACAAGATGACGCCGACTCAGTTTCGAGTATGGTTGGAATTGCGCGGCATCACCATCACCCGTCAGTATTGCGCGGCGATCATGTACGGCAGTGGCGCTGGACCGCGCTTCATTGAAGTGTTCACGGAAATAACAGGCATCAATGTAGTAAAAGGACTTGTGGAAAAGTTCGGAGCCACGGCCCGCTGAGGAGGCGAAATGATTCAGCGATACAGCCCGGACAGCGTTTATCACGTTCGCACGGGCACGGTCACGAACGTAGACTTGGTTCCTGATGTGGACGGTGAAGCGGTCCTTTTTGAAGACCACATCGCGGCGGTCACGCCGCTGGTGCGGGCGCTGCGAGATATTCGCATGAGCAACGCTGGTACAGAGCAACGCAAGCGTGGGTGGAACGCGGCTTACGAACTTCTGGAGCGGCCTGAGTACAAGGAGATTGCATGACTGAGAAAGAGCAGAGTCGCTATCTTGCGAATGAAATGCTTAATCGTGACGACGCCGATCCTGATGATTATTTAGCCATACTGAGTCGTCAGTTATTGTGTGCAGATGAGTGCATTGTAGAGCTTGAGCGCCAGTTGGCCGAGGCGCGGAAGGCTCTCGATGAAGTGTGGGAAGTAGCGAGTGGAGAAAAGCAAGTAGCAATGGATGACACACAGGGCATGGAGTGGATTACAGATTACTTGTCCGCTCTTGAGTTCATCAACACGCCCGCGCCGCCGAAGGAGCAGCCATGACCGCATTCTTCGTGTTCACTATCGCGGCGCCGGTCGTCATTCTTGCCTACGCGCTATTTATGCTGTGGAAGGCGCACAAACCGTGGGACGGGGAGCGGCGCAGCGGGGTAGAGAGGCGGGGGCGATGAGCGAGAAAGACATACAGAAAGCAATCCTTGACTATCTCGCGGCGAAACACGTTCTTGCTTTTCGCATGAACTCAGGACAGGCGAAGATGGGAGATCGTTACGTGCGCTTTGGGGTTCAAGGCATGGCGGATATTTTAGCGTTTCCGCAAATACGTATATTCAGTAAGGTTTCTAATGGCGTGATTACCCCTCTGCCGGTCTGGATTGAGTGCAAGGATTCTAAAGGCAAGCAGTCTGATTTACAAAAGAGCTTTCAGGCGCAAGTCGAGGCCGAGGGCCATAAGTACATCGTTGCTCGTTCAATCGAGGATGTGGAGGCCGCTCTATGACGCGCATACCGTTCCAAGCATCCGGCTACACAGACGGCACAAGCGAAGGCTGCAAACCGTCGCCGCTGTACACCGGGCCGCGCTGCACCTGCACGCCGGAAGGCAGCACGATCACGCTAGACGACGGCGAGTACCTTGCGCTGACCAGGATCACCGATAGCGGCTGTCCGATACACGGGATGAGCAGCGCACACGTACCAGACCCGCACGAGGGCGCAAGCACGAAGGGAGGGCCGAAGCTGTGATGGGTAGGCTGATTGGTAGTGATTTTACTCAGGTAGTCCAAACGCGCAAAACACGCTGCTCTGAGTGCGGCTTCAATATCCCTGTCGGGGATACCGCTCTGGAGTCTATCAAGGACGGCAAATGTGTCAAGCGCGTATGTGGGGAGAATTGCCGGATGGACTTCGATGATCGTTTCTGGCGTGGAGTTGCGGCCAGAGACAAGAGGCTACGCTGATGACCACGCCCCTGCTCATCATCCTGATCGGCGCCGTGCCGGTAGCCATTCTGAGCGCATGGCTGGACCACGCATGGCGCAAGCGGCACCCGAAGCAGATCAGCACGGCGGAGTGGCTGCGTAGGATGCGTGCTCTTGAACCTGGAGTGCCCCCTGTGCGTCGCTACGAGGGCGCGGTAGGGGTAAGCACACCAGAACGCCCTGTGAGGGATAAGAAACTGGCGCTGGTGGTCAAACCGGCGAGAAAGAACGGGACACAATGAAGACTCCATCAGGGATTGAAATTGAGATAGGTCAGGTTTGGCGCGGTCCTGATTATGGCGTTCAAAATCGCGTGGGACACTTTGAGGATGGTATTGTCTGGCTGTACCGGAAACATTGCAACGGGCCAGATCGCATCCCTGTGAGTCGATTCAACGGTAAGCGTGGCGGATATGCGCTGTCGGCCGGCAACGATGCGACAGAGGAGAGCAAGTGAAGGCACTCGATCTATTCTGCGGGGCAGTCTGCGCGATACTTCTCGAACCAGAAAACTACCGGCGTTGTATCGATACTTAATTTGCCAAAACGCATCAAGTGGTGTACGTGCGTGTAGGTTGATATTGTTGGGATGCTGTTCGCAAAATAGGTGAGTATAGAGCGGAAGCCTTCGACATTTGTATCTGCCTTTAGTATGTTGCATCTGACACAAGCAGGGTAAAGATTGTCTTTATTATCGTTTTCGGGTGAATAAAGTTTCCCGGTTGCCCGTGTCTTTGTGTACCCTGCTTTAGTAACTTCGCCGTGTACATATTCTGTTTGGCGGCGAACTGGTTCCACATGATCGGCGTGCCATTTGTCGATCAACTCCTGCCCACAATAAGCGCATCGACCGCCAAACATCATGCGGATTCTTTCGCGCTCTGGCTTGCTAAGGATCATTTCAACGCTCTCGCCGTCCATGCGTCTTTGTAAATGGCCAGCGCGGGATTCTTGGCAATAAGCGCATCGTAGTACGCGACACGAGATTGCTGGAAGCTGCCAACAAGTGCAGGGCCGCAAGCGTTTACCTGCTCGACGGTATTTGGACCCCACTTGCCGTCACATATCAATCTCGGCAATCCAGGATCACCGCACCAATTCACGGCTTGCTGCAAGCACCTCACAGACGCCTCACTGCCGGCATTCACGGCGAAGTCAAAGACGCGCTTTGCAACTTCGTCGCTGGTCAGTTGCGCGTACCAGGACGAGCCGTTCAAGATGCACCAGAAATGGGCTAAGTAGAACGTCTTCACGAGCGGTCCACGATCAGCTTGCGGCATGTTGGCAATCGCCGTGTACTGGAGCGGGAAGGCTCCTGAGTTGATTCCTGAGATGGCGAAGCAGTGGTCAAGCGTGCAACCTTCGGGGCACCTGTCCGTCACGGTCGCGTGCATGTCGGCGGCGTCTTCATTGCTGAGGAGCCATGAATATGCGGTTTTAAACGATGCCATTTGAATCCTCCAAAACTCAAGCGGCGAGTTCCTGCCGCGCTATCTCACAAAAGAACGAACAAGAAAAACTAGGCTCATCGGCCATATTCCCATCTCCAAGAGGAAGGTCTGCAAGAGGCATCCTTTCGTCCTTGCGGGGTCCACTACTGAATCGTAGAAAATAAGCGCCGGGCCCAATGGATTCCTGAATCGTTTGAATCTGCACAAATCTCTCTGGAAAATCGCGCCTGATCTTTTTCCAATAATTCTGCCCACCCTTCGGGCAACCGATACAGTTCGCGTTGTTATATCCCATCCGGTACATCATCGGGAGTTCTATCCCGGCGCGTTCAACAATAGCAAGGCAATCATCGTGCGATAGACTACGCTCAATCAGAGGAGCGCGGAAGATTCTTTTAGGTATGTCATAATAACGCGCCTTATCTAATTTTTCATGTTCGCGGAGATCGTCGAGTCGATCAGCTTCTTCCGCTGTGAATCCCATCACGTTCACATCGTCAGGCAAAGAGATTGTTGCCAGGAGTTTTCTCTTCAATGCGCGGCTGCATGGCGCTCCGTGTGGTCCCTTCATAAACCTCTCTCGCCGCCAAACTTCATCCGTCGATGCGCTATACTTTTCATCGCGCAACACGGTTACAGGATGCCCAAACCATTTCTCGCAATCGACTAAAAAGCGCCGATTGTCTTCATGCTCCTCTTTTATGAAGGCATTGACGATCACCACTTCTTCGGCAGGATAGGCCGCTAGAATAAGCTTCGTTGCCACCGCCGAGGCCGCGCCGCACGAGAACTGACAAACCATCCTACCCATTCTCTCTCCTTAAGGCCGTACAGCGCCCCTTGCGAGACGCTGCCGGTTGATGCGTGGGCCAGGACAGGACGCCTATCCTATCCCCTCACGATGGCTTTGGGGTGAGTTGTGCCCGCGCAAACTCTACTGTGTCCAGCTACCCTTCTGTAGGTACACCATGCAGCGCATAGCGCCATACGGGATGCCCACGATCAGCAGCAGGGGCCAGAGCGGTATCGTGCCGAGGATGATCAGCGCCTTCATAACCACCCCGGCACCTTGATACTCGCCACCTTCGCCGCGACTGCGTTCACATCGCCCTGAATCGCCGGAATTGCCGCTGCTACTGCTGCTGCGGTCGTGTGTACATCCGTCTGAATTGAAGGCACAGCGGCGCTCATCTTGTCTGCCAGCGTCGAGTATTTCTGGACCGCCGTGCGGAGATCAGCGATTAGGCCGTCGATCTCCGCTTGCGTTGCAGGGGGGAGCGTGATGGTGTATGCGGCCATGCTAGACCGCCGGCACGATTGTCAGCAAAGCCGATGCGATGGACGCGATGGTAGAGATCACGTTGCCCACGGTTGCCACGGTGTTGGCATTCTTGATGCCGGTTGCCGTCTCCAGGCCGCCCAGGTTCGTTACAACGTCCTGGAAGCCACTTGCCAGCGTGGGATGCGCACCAGCGTCATAGGCCACGGCGCTGAGCGTGAGCAAATCCTGTGTCGCTTTGGAAATGACGTTGGCCGCAGGTGAACCGGCCTCGACTTGAGAGGCGACAATCTTGAGAATCTTGGTCGAGTAGGACACGCCGTTCTCGATGTCGGTTTCGATGGTAGGCGCGGCTGCTTCGACTTCGGCGACTTCCTTGTGAAGCCATGCAAGGAATGTGTGGGATTCTGCTGCGATATTCATGCTGCGCGCCTCCTCTGGCGTGTGCTGCGGGTTGTGTTGCATTACTGATTCGGTCCCTGTCCGTCTTTCTGAATCAGAGACAGATAGCCCTTACAAAGTCCTTGCACTACCTCAAGCCAAACCGTATGCTCAGGCGTCACAATACCGAGCGGTAAAAGGGTTGCAGTAGTGGTCATACTGATGGTCAGGAAGCCGGATACGGTCGTCTTCCAGTTCTGAATCAGATGCGTCAGCGCATCCGAAAGAACGGCGTTGAGTGGTTTCGATGATGTGTCTGTCATTTGCTCCTCTTCCGTTCCTGTTCCCTTTCGTGCAGGCGGCAAAACTCGTTGACCGCAGTGCGACAGAAATCGCTTGGCCTCACCCCACACTGCGCCGCCGCAACAAGAATCCTTTGGTGCTCACCGGGAG